GGAAGCACTTTAATTGGTTGCGAAATTATAGGAACAAAATCGCACACAATGGAAATTACTCCTGCTTCTGTGGATGTAATCATAAAGCGTTGGCAAGATTTTACTGGCAAAAGTGCCATGCACGCGGAAACCGGCAAAACATTTAACGAGATAGCTGCTGCAAAATGAGTCTCACCGAACAAGTCTCTAAGGCGCAGGTTAAAAACATCCTAGCCAAGCTTAAGGCAGGCAAGACCATCAGCCGAGCAGAACAGGCAATGGTGGCCGCATACGAGGCGGGCACGCTGCCAGATTTGACGCTGGAGCAGGTCGCTGCGCACTTTGGCATCAGTCGCCCAGGGGCGCTGCGGTGGAAGCGGTCCATGGCTAAAGCTGGCCTGCCGTGGACAACCATTGAGGGCATCCAGAAGTGGCGCGACTCCAAAGCGCAGCAGGCAACGCCAAGCGACATTAACGGCGTCAAAAAGCAAAAGCTCGAACGAGAAGTGCGGCGGCTGGATATAAAAATTGCTGAGGACGAAAAGCGACTGGTGCCAGTCGAGCAGGTCGTAGAGGAAACGATTCGCGTGGTGGCAACTTGGTGCGCGGAAATTGACGCGCTGGTCAACGATCTACCGGGGCAATTGGCTGGACTGACCGAAACGGAAATCCAGCCAAAGCTCCGAAGCCGTTTGGAACTTTTGAAACTTAATGCCCGCGCCAGTTTCGAGCATTATCCCGCATCGAATTAGGGCTGCGGCACGCTCTGTTCGACTCGCCTACACCGGCAACCCGCTTGACTGGATGGAGCAACACGTGCGTTTCCCGCACTCCAGCCGCTCCACGCACTTCGACCGGCACACCGCTCCGTGGTGGAACGCGGTCTTTCACGACTTTGCCGACCCTTCCTGTCGCCAGACTTTTGTCCAGGCGTGCACCGGCGCGGGCAAATCGACCGCACTGGAAGCGCTCGTTTGCTGGGCAGTGGCGCAGCAACCTGGGCCGATGCTGTCAATCACCCAAACCGATGCGACCTCCGCCGAATGGATGGAAACGCGGCTCAAGCCGGTGATCAACGCTTGTGAACCGCTCCGGGGACTGATGCCAACCAACCGGCATCACACCAAGAAGGACGGCATTTATTTCCCGCACATGCCGCTGATGCTGGGCGGGGCAAACACCAGCAATGCTCAGGAGAAATCGGTGCAGGTGCTGTTTTTGGACGAATGCTGGCAGTATTCCGACCTCATCACGCAGTTCAAAAAGCGGTTGCATGACAGGTGGAACGGCTACGCGCTTCTGACCAGCCAGAGCTTCGAGGAACCGCACCAGCTAACCGAGGAGTGGAGATCGGGCGAGGAGTTCCAATGGTGTCACCGCTGTCCGGGGTGCGAGGAGTGGGTGAAGCCCGCCTGGGTAGACATCAAATACGACGAGTGCAAAGGCGAAACCGGCGAATGGAACTGGGGCGCGCTAGTAAAGACCGTGCGGCACGAGTGCCCGCATTGTGGACACGTCACGCCTGACACGACGGCGGCACGGCGGGCGCTGACGCAGCGGAGCGAATGGAGAAGCGAGGGCAACGACCACGTCGAGGGCTACCGTTCCCGGCGCGTTTCGGCGCAAAGCGTGTACTGGATTCGCTGGGCGGATCTCGTGATTCAGTGGTGCCAGGCAATGGACGCGCGCCAGCTCGGAGTGGTGCAGCCAACCAAGGACTTTCGGATGCAACGCTTGGCCGAGCCGTGGCGACTGGAGGAAGACCTCCCGCCGATCGACCTCCGCGCCGGTGATTATTTCACGACGGACTATCAAAACGGCGAACCGCTGCCGGACGAGGCCGCGCGAATAATGACCGTGGATTGCCAGCAGGACCATTACTGGGCGGTCGTTCGGGTGTGGATGAAAAACGGTTACTCAAAGCTCATTTGGGCCGGAATGCTTTTGACGCCCGAACAGATTCGCGAGGTGCAAACCCGGCTCAAGATTCCCGACAAGCGCACCTTGTTGGACGCTGGGAACTCGTTTCACGGGCGCATCTATGACACCTGCGGACGGTACGGGTGGACGGCGCTTATAGGACGGGCTGAAGACCATTTCACGGTGCGGGGGCAGGACGGGAAACCCATCCGCCGGTACTACTCGGCACCTGATCGCGTGGTGGCACCAACAACCCGGGACTCGACCGGCAAGCGGGTGTTTGTGACGTTCTTTTACTGGTCATCGGATCCCATCAAAGACATTTTGGGCAACCTGAGAAATATCGGCTCGCCGGTCTGGGATTTCCCGCAGGACGTTTGCGTGGAGTACAAGCCGCACATGAATTCTGAAGCCAAAAAGGCAACCGTGGACAAGCGCACCAAGAAAACCCGGCTGCGGTGGACGGCAACGGGGCGGCACAACCACCTGTGGGACGCGGAAGCGATGAATGTGCTGGCCGCGCAGATTCTCGGGATCCTGCCAGACATGATTTCCACCGCGCCGGAGGTTGACGAATCGGCACCGGCGGAATAATCTGCAGGCTCAACCCTATCAAAGAAGCGTGAGAGGGGATGAAGGGCTAAGACTGACCCCGGCCTGCGAGTGCAGTGTCCGGGGTTTTTCCTTGTCCCAATGTCCTTGGATAGATGGCTCCCGACCAAAAACTCCTTCTTCAGGTGTTCCTCACCCGCGATGTTGCTGAGTTGCGCGCCATCGTCTCCCAAAAGTTTGACCTCGTCAGCGCCGGTAAAAGCTCTCTGATTTCCAGTTCGATCGACGGGGCATCATTTTCGTTCAACGTGGCCGGGACTCTTTCACCGCTGGATGTCTTGATGCTGGCTCAGATGGCTTTGAACTACAAAGCGGCGGGGATAAACGGGCCGGTGCGCCGCACACAAGCCTATTTCGTATGAGTTTGCTCGACCGCCTCAAAAAGCTCGCCGGGTTTGGCACACCGAAACCGCAGGCAGGATGGGATGCTTACCGCCGCCAACGCCTTGTGGAGGGCGGAGTCTGGGGCGAACCTTGGTGGAGGAATCACACCCAGAGCATCAGCCGCGAATTGACCGTTGGCGAATGGCGCACAGTAAATTCGGCGGCTAGGAAATTGTATTGGAACAACGGCCTGGTGAATGCCGCCATCGACCAGAAATCCATGCTCAGCGTGGGGATGGCGATGCGGCCTATCTTTGTTGGCGCTGACAAGGAATGGGGCAAGCAAGCCGAGGCCGTGTTGCTGGACTGGTTCCAGATCGCATACCTCGACGGTAAAAGCTGGTGGGAAGGGCTGCGGCTAGAATCGACTGCCATCGACCGGGAAGGTGATCTGCTCACAATCCTGACGACAGCCGCCAGCGGTTATCCGCAACTGCAACAGGTGCCGTGGCATCAAATCGGCTCTCGTGGCGACGATGGGATTTTGACCGAGGGCCGGTATCGTGGGCTCAGGATTTACAACGGCGTGATCTTGTCCCGCACGAACCGTGCCGTTGCATACCGAGTGCTCGGGGAGGATCAAAGCGGCGTGGACGACCAAGATATCCCGGTGCAGTCGTGCATGCTGACCATGGACCCGCGTGAGGTTGACCAAGTGCGCGGGATCTCGGCGTTTGCACCGGCAATTCGGGATTTGATTTCGCTGAAGGACTTGGGCGATGACATTCAGTCCGCATCCCGGATGGCTGCAAAAATCGGGCTGATGGTCACCAACCAGCAGGGCATGGCGGATGCTTCGGACGCGTACAACGCGCTGACCGAAACGAACACGCCGCAATGCACGCCGGGGCTTCGCATCACGCCAATGGCGGGCGGGCGTATCGAGTACCTTCAGGCCAATGCTGGCGAATCAATCGAGCAGATTGATGCCAAAATTCCTACCGAAGCACAGGACCGGCTACAAGAGCGTTTGATCCGCAACGCTTTGCTAGCCGCTCAATGGCCGCCGGAGTTCGGTTGGGACATGAGCAAACTGGGCGGCGCGTCCGCCCGCATCGTGTTGGAACAGGTCAACCGGATCACTTCCGAGCGGCACGCTTATTTGGCTGCGTTCTGCAAGCGGCGGTGTGCGTTTGCCATCGCTCGGTTCGTCGAAATGGGGATTTTGCCGAAATACCGCGGCGCTGACCGTGACCGCGGCGGCGCGTACCAGTTCCGGTTTACGGAGCCAGCCAGGCTTACCGCGGATTCCGGCTATGCCTCCCGGGACGCTATCGAGGCGTACCGTGCCGGGATGCGCAGCATGACGGACATCCTTGCCAGCGGTTCCAAGACGCTCGAAGAGCACCTCGACGAGGTGGAGCGGGAAGAACTTGAAATTAAAAAACGCGTCGAACGCAGCGGATTAACTCGCGACGTGTTCGGGCTTTTGACCCCCAACGGAAACCCCGTTACATCCGTACCGACCGAATGAAATTTCAAAGAGTCATCGAGCAAGTTTTCTATCGCCCCTGGCTGATTACTCCGGGCGGCTACGCTGCCGTCCGCAAGCTGGTGGAAGCACGATTGGTGCGCGCCAACGGCGACGAGTACGAAATGCCGATGGGCATGAAATCGCAGCGCGAGCCGATGGAGATCGACGGGCAGGGGATTGCGCACATTTGCATCGAAGGCACTCTTGCGAAAGGAATCAGTGCCATTGAGGCGTGCTGCGGGGTGTGGGATTACGAATGGGTGGCCGAGGATCTGGAAGCAGCCATGGAGGCCAACGTGCGCGGCGTCTTGTTGGAGATCAACTCGCCGGGAGGCAGTTGCTCGGGCTGCTCAGAAATCACCGATCTGATCCAGTTTCTGAAAGTCCCAATCGTGGCTTACTCCGACGACACTGCTTGCTCGGCGGCGTACAACATTGCGGTTTCCTGCGACAAGGTTTTCGGTTCCATCGGCTCAACTTGGGGCTCGATTGGGACCATCATTCCTTGGGTGGATCAGTCCGCCATGTACGAGGAAGAGGGCTTGCGTTGGGATCCAATTACGTCGGGCCCGCTTAAAGGCGCAGGGATGGGACCGTCCTTGACGCCAGCGCAGCGTGCTAGCCTGCAGCAGCTCGTTGACGATTCATTTGCGCAGTTCCGCGACAACGTCCTGCGCAACCGGCTGGTCGCTGACGAGTACATGACCGGCGCGGCGTATTTGGCTCCGCGTGCAAAAGCGGCCAATTTGATTGACGGCATCGGCAATCAGGAACTTGCCTACGCTGCGCTTTTGGCTATGCTGTAGCCGTTCGTTGTTCATCTGTTGGGTTCATTCAGACCCCCTTCCGGTAGTCCCGGGAGGGGGTTTTGCTTGTCCCGGGATCTAGGGTTGTATGGAGTCTCCTGCAACCTTAACCGACGCGCTGGCCGCGCTCTCTGCCGCTCAGGCGGATGTGGCGGCGCTTAACGCACTCAGCGCCGAGCACAGCGCGCTGGTGGCTCAATTTGACCTTCTCAAAGCTCAGTCCGCTGACCTGTCTGCGGCGCTGGACAAGTCGCACGCCGAAAAGCTCGAACTCGCCAAACAGCTTGACGCCGTGAAGGCCGCCGAAGCTGACGCTGCCGCAAAGGCAAACGCCATCGTGGCAAATCTGGGCGTGGCTCCCGTTGCCATCGTTCCCGAAGAAATTTCCGCGCCAAAGAACAAAGAACAGCTCTGGGCGCACTACAACACTCTTGGTTTCCGCGAGCGCAATGAGTTTTACGCCGCGAACAAGAAAGCAATGCAGCTCTAACCCTCACACACCTAAAATCATATGCCCCTTAACGGCGTCTTCCTCAATCAAATCGCTCAGGCATCCCTAGCGTATCTCAGCAATGCGTTTGCTCCCCTGCGGGGCATCACCACGGACTTCAGCACCGACGTTGCGTCGGCTGGGCAGTCCGTCACAACCCGTTTTGCAACGGTTCCGACCGTCGTGGACATCACGAGCGTCGGGTATGCTCCGGCAGCCGGTGACACGACCGCCCGCACAATCACGCTGAACCAACACCAGGGCGTCACGCTCGGGTTCACGGACATCGAAGTCCTGCAGTCGTCCATTAACTTTGAACGCCTCTTCCTTGCACCGATGGTGCAGGCACTGGGCGCGAAAGTGTTCGGCGACATCTGGAACTTGGTAACCGCTGCCAACTTCACAGAAACGCCTCTTTCGTCCACTGCGGCACTGTTTGACCGCCAAGACGTGATCGACCTCGGCGCAACGCTGACTGGAACGCTGAAGGCTCCCAAAATGGGCCGCGCGGTGTTGCTGAATCCGACCTACTACGCTTCCCTGTTGAAGACCTTTATCTCTGCGGAAATCCCCGGGATCCCGCAGTTTAAAGCCGACGGCACTGTCCCGCGCGTGTCCGGGTTTGACATCTACGAATCCGATCTCTGCGACACCAATACCGAATCGTTGGCCGGTTTTGCAATGCACAGTTCCGCGCTCATCATGGCTGCTCGCCGTGTGAATCCCGAAGCCGCGTTGCAGGACTCGATCGAAATCGCCGAAGTGATCGTGCCCGACCTCGGGCTGCCGGTGACCTTTCGCCGCTTCTACAGCCGCGAATCCGGTAAGACCTGCATTTCGGCATCGGTCATCTACGGCGTGAGCAAGGGAACCAACATGGGCGTCCGCATCATCACTCCTTAACGACCCCCCCACTAAACACGGGCTCCGCTCTGTAACGGGGCGGAGCCCTTGTTTCATCCGACTATCTCACCGATGAAAATCTCACTTGTAATCGAAGACGCCGGAAGCGGGCCGCAGGTGATCTTCTCCTCACCGGAACCGGCAGACGCTCGCCGGTTTTTTAAGGCGCACACCAACCCCGGCAAACTGGTGCTGGTGTGCAACCCGTCGCCCGAAAATTACCGCACGATTCGCGGCACGCCGATTGTCGAAACCGTCGCAGCTAAACCGCCCATCCGGCGCGTAAAAGAACCGCTTCTGTAAATGTCCGACTGGCGCGACATCACCGCAACCGCAATGAGTGACGCTCTCGGCTACATGCAGGCCGATAGCGTGACATACCAGGGCGTGACGGCGGATTGTGTGGCAGCCGAACGCGAAAGCCAGACGCTCGCCATTGGCGGGTTTGAGTCTCATTTTATCGGCTCGGTTCGACTCGCCAAAGCTGGGTTTCCAGTGCCGGTAAAAGGCACCAAACTTACGCTGAACGGCACTGAGCGCAGGATTGGCGACATTGCTGAGGATCCCGTTTCGTACACGCTTTACTTGGAGGATATCACCCGATGATCGACCTCTTGACCTGCGAAGCAATCCGCGACGAAATCACCGGAGATTTCCCCGGGGTGTACATCGGGCTGCCGCACGACGGCGAAAGCATCACGATGCCGTGCGTGTTGCTGGACCTTCGCGGCGATGCGCTCGTGGGAGGCCCGCTGCAGCGCGGCTCGTTGACGGCAGCAGTGATGCAACAGACGGACGACTCGACAG